AATGGCATCAGCGGCTATTGAAATCTCACTGGATAACTCTATATGGGCAACGCTAGCAAACTCAACTACTGGTGCTGATTGCACCGCTGTATTTGTACGTTGCACCACGACTAATGCACTGCTTGCTTGTAAGGTTTAGTGGCTTTCACTGGTAAGGAATGGAAACCTACAAAGAAGCAAGAGAGGTTTCTATCCTTACCACTCTCAATTAAAGAAGCCTTATACGGTGGTGGTGCAGGTAGCGCAAAGACAGACGTTCTATTAATTTACGCTTTAGTTCATGGATGGCATAAGCATCCTGGATTCAAACAAGTATTCATGCGTAGAACATTTCCTGAGTTGAGGAACGAAGTTATTCCTCGCTCTAGACAGTTATATCCTAAATTTGGTGCTACATTAAATAAATCAGATATGGCATGGACGTTTCCGGCTCCTGACCAATTTGGCGGGAGAGGAATGACCAATGCTGGTGCAATGATTTTCCTTGGTCAATGTGAAGATGAAAACGATGTTCACAAATATGATTCAATGGAAATCAATCTCTTTACTCCCGATGAGCTTACTTCTTTTCTTGAGTTTATTTATTTGTATGTTGGGTTCACTCGTGTACGTACTTCTATCAAGGAACTACCGGCCATAATTCGTGCGGCTGGTATGCCTGGTGGAGTTGGGCATACATTTGTTAACAAACGATTTGTATTACCGGCTCCGCCAGGAACTATTATTGTTGGTCGAGGTGGAGTCAAGAGAATTTATATTCATGCTACGTTAGCAGATAACCCACACATTGACCCAGGATATAGACAGTCTCTTGAAGCATTACCAGAAGCAGAGAAACGAGCCAAACTCTACGGAGATTGGGATTCTTATTCTGGTCAAGTATTTGATGAATTCAGAGACAGAGCTTATCCTGATGAACCAGAGAATGCTCTACATGTAATTGATGAATTTGAAATCCCCGCTTGGTGGCCTAGAATAGTAATTGGTGACTGGGGATTTGCGGCTATGACATGGATTGGATGGGGAGCAATTAGTCCATCTAAACGTCTTTATATCTATCGTGAACAATGGTGGGTAAAGACTAAGATTTCAGAATGGTCGCCAGTTGTTAAAGAGCTGATTGAAATTGATAAGCCTAGACTGGTTAAGTTCTGTAAATCAGCCGGTAACGAAGTTGGACAGGAGCATACAATCCAAGAGCAAATCAGTGAGGCTCTTGGAATACAGATTGAACTGACTACTAATTCACCTGGAAGCCGCATCTCAGGCAAACAGCTTATTCATGAGTATATGAGATGGAAGCCTAGACCTACTGTACTTAAAGAACGTCCTGTCTATAACGAAGAGCATTCAATGTGGCTTCTTCGTAACAGAAGTATGGACGAATATAAATCGTATATGAATTCACTGGTTGAACCTGAACCAGAAACCAATATTCCTAAATTACAAATTTTCAGTTCATGCAAGATGTTGATTGACGCAATCAAAGCTTGCTCTTACGATAAGAAGAAAATTGAAGACATTGCGGCATTTTCAGGTGACGACCCTATTGACGGCCTACGCTATTTGGTCGATGGGGCAGAGAACTATTTTGAAATTGCTGGTGATGAGTTTAAGAGAATCCAAAAGCAGGAAGATTTAATTCACAAGTTAAGTGCTGATGGTGACTGGACTGGATTCTATCGTCAAATGCGAACGGCTGAATCTGGCGACCCATACAAACCAATTCGTAAATTTCATCATGCGAGACACTAATGTTTAACTGGTTACAAGAATATCTATCAATTAGATATCAGTTCAAGCGCCAAAAGCTTGAAATGCAGGAGAATGCATTAATTTGCAAGTCCTGTGAAACACTTAAGATGCAGCTTGAGATTGCTAATTATGAGCGCAAGCAAATGCTTGATGCTCTAATTAAACCATCTCAGCCTGCTGAACCAGTTGTACAGCAGCCACCACAAAGTATTAGACCTCATTCTATTCCTTGGGCTGTTCGTAAGCAGATGCTTGAGGCTGAGGATAGAAAGAAGTTTCAAGTCATTGAAGAGCAGAGAAGGAATGATGAGGCTCTTGCTAAAGCCGCTGTTGCTAAAGCTGTTCCACGAGGTGAGAGTGGTGGTCTATCAGTAGTTATTCCTGATGTATCTACAGAAGATAGTATTAAAGCACTGGAAGAAGAACTCGGTATTGAGGAGGCTAAGTGATGCCTGTTGGACCATCGGCGGGAATGCTTAAGAAAGTATTCGACCCGGCTGTTATGAAAAAGAAAGTAAAGTCATCGCGTGGTTATGCTGAAAGCGGTGGCAACAATATTAAACGGCCGGAGATGGCTGCTGTCCGTAAGCAGAAGGGTGAAGGCGGTAATAAGAAGATGAAGCTAATGCGTGCTGACGCAACACAAGGTGATTGATGCCTGCTACATCAGCTAAGCAATACAAATTTATGGCTGGTATCGCACATGGTATGAAGCCAACTAAAGGGCCGGGACCATCACCACAAGTAGCTGAAGAATTCGTTAAGAAGACACCGGCTGCTAAGCGTAAGCAGTTTGCAAAGAAGTAGATGCCTAATACCAAGCTCGATAAGCCAACACAAGAGAGGATTAAGAATCTTCTCAAGACTGTTGCGACTAATTTCGACCAAGAGGATAGAGCCGCTCGTGAACGCCAACTCCGTAATTGGCGGCGGCTCAAACTTCTTTGGGAAGGATTTCAGCGAGTTTGGTATTCTGAAGTAGCTCATGACTGGCGTATCTGGGATGAAGAAATTTCTAATGCCGACAACGACCAAGCATTTTATGATAAGCCTATTAATGTATTCCGTGCTTATTTGGAGTCCCTTATTGCTGCTCTCTCTATTACAATTCCTGCAATAAAATGTTTTCCTGATGATGCAGAGAATCCTATTGACTTGTCAACGGCTAAGGCTGGTGATAAGATTGCTGAACTGATTTATAGACATAACGATGCACCGATTCTTTGGCTGCACGCTCTATACATTAACATGACCGAAGGTATGACAGCAATGTATTCATACCCAAAGTCCGATAAAGAATATGGAACGTATAAAGAGAATGTATACAAGAAAGAGAATATTGAAGCTTACATCTGTCCGATATGCAAGAATCAGTTGGATGATGACTTATTCACTAAGCAGGAGATTGACGAATTTCAACCTGATGACGATGATATTGAACTGCACAATCTGATTATTAATGAAAATCAGGTTGTTTGTCCTCAGTGCGCAGCGCAGTTAGACCCAAGTTTGCAGAAATCTCCGCTTGTTGTTACTAGATTTGTTGACCAGAAAGAAGTGCCAAAGTCTAGAATTTGCATGGAAGTATACGGTGGTCTATACGTAAAGGTGCCTAACTATGCAATGAAGCAAGCTGATTGCCCATATCTTATCTTTAGTTATGAAACTCACTACACTAATGCCCTTGATAGATATGACCATCTAAGAGATAAATTTGATTCCAACGGCAAGAAGATTGGTCCTGCTGGTGGAGGAATGTATGACCCATATGAACAGTGGGCAAGGTTGTCACCTCAGTATCGTGGTGAGTATCCTCTTAATAATGTTACTGTTAGAAATTGTTGGCTTCGTCCTTCAGCGTTCAACGTTCTGAATGAAGAAGATACTAAACTACTCAAGAAGCATTACCCTGATGGAGCTAAGTTAGTTCTGGTCAATGATGAATGGGCCGCTGATGAGAATGAAAGCCTTGACGATTGCTGGACTATCATTAAGAATCCTCTGTCAGATTACATTCATTACTATCCAACTGGCTCTCTGTTGGTTAGCGTTCAGGACATTACTTCTGATTTGATTTCTTTGGTTCTGCAAACCATTGAACATGGTATTCAACAGACGTTTGCAGACCCAGGAGTTTTGAACTTTGAGAAATACCGTGAGGCTGAAACAATGCCCGGCGGTATTTATCCTGCTGTTCCGAAGACTGGTAAATCTGTTGGAGATGGATTCTTTGAAACTAGAACGGCTACCCTAAGCCAGGAAGTATTGCCATTCTTCAACATGATACAGACCCTCGGCCAGTCTGTATCTGGCGCTCAACCGTCGTTGTTTGGTGGTCAGCTTTCTGGCTCACGTACTGCATCTGAGTATTCAATGAGTAGAGCGCAAGCACTTCAGCGCCTACAGAATACTTGGAAGACTTATACTCTTTGGTGGAAGCAAATCTTTGCCAAAGTAATTCCAATGTATATTCAGGAAGTTCAGGAAGATGAGAAATCTACTGAACGGAATGAACAGGGTAACTTCATTAACGTGTTCATTCGTAAGGCAGAACTTGAAGGGCGTATTGGTAGAGTTGAGCTAGAAGCTAATGAGAATCTCCCAATTACCTGGTCACAGCGCAAGGATACCTACATGGAGCTACTCAAGCTCCAGAATCCAGAAATCCTTAAAGCACTTGCAGACCCAGAGAATGTTAAGTCCCTCGTCGAAGCTATCGGACTTGATGACTTTACTGTACCGGGTGAGGATGATAGACAGAAGCAATATGAGGAGATTAGACTTCTAATTAACTCTGAGCCTATTGAGATTCCTGTTGACCCGATGATAGCAGCGCAAGCTGTAATGTCTGGTCAGCCGCCACCACCTGATACTGAAGAACCATCTGTTGGAATTGACCCTGACCTAGATAATCACGATATTGAAGCTGAAGTTTGCAGAACATATCTAGTATCTGATGCTGGTAGGCTGCTTAAGATTGAAAATCCTCTTGGGTATAAGAACGTACTGCTTCACATGAAAGAACATATGAAGCAAATTCAAATGAGTATGGGTACTGCTCCACAAGCACCAATGCCACCAGCAGGCGGCGGACCCACACCACCACAGCCAACAGGTACTAATATGCCTTTGGCGGAGAATGACAATGTTTCTGCACAAGCTTAATCTGATTCCGTTCTTTGCTCCTGTTGATACGGCTACTGGTCCAATTGAAGATAAATCTCTGAGCAGAGAAGATGTCATTGAATTACTTGGTGAAGACGAGCCAGAACAAGAAACTATTGAACTGGAAAAGCCTGCGAAAAAGGCTTCTAAAGAAACTGATAAAGAAGACGAAGAAGAAACTAAAGAAGAGAAAGAACTCTCTTTAGAAGATGAGATTGAGGAAGAACTTGCAGAGCCAGATGAAGATAGGCTGGAACTGGTTGTTCCTCTCCGCCGTAAGGAAATTCTAGCTAAGTATCCTGAAATCTTTAAGGATTTTCCAGGACTTGAATCATCTATCTATCGTGAGAAGGCATTTACTGAGTTGCTTCCTACGATTGCAGATGCTAAAGCCGCTGTCGAGAAATCTGAACGGCTGGATACTTATGAGAATGAAATCATGGAAGGCTCAACTGAGAGCCTGTTGAATGCTGTTCTCAACACAGATAAGAATTCGTTTGACAAGGTAATTGATAATTATCTTCCAACACTTTACAAGGTTAATGAAGCTGCTTATTATCACACTATCGGTAATGTCATTAAGCATACCATTATGACTATGGTTAAGGATGGAAGAGATAATGGTGTAGAGGATTTGCTTGGAGCCGCTGATGTACTTAATCAGTATATCTTTGGCACCAAAACATTCACTCCACCGCAAAAGCTTTCTACTGACACGAAGAATCCTGCAACTGATGAAGTAGCTGAACGTGAACGTGCATTTCAGCAACGTCAGTTTGACACGGCTAAGGACACTGTTACTAGTAAGACAGAGAATGTTCTGAAAGCTACTATCGATAAGAATATTGACCCCAATGGGTCGATGACTGATTATGTTAAGAAGAATGCTACTCGTGAAGCATTCGATAATCTTGAGAACGCTATCGCCGCTGATAGCCGATTTAGAGCTGTTTTAGATAAGCTTTGGGAAAAAGCATTTAGTGATGATTTTAGCACAGAGTCAATGGACAGAATTAAATCTGCCTACACGTCCAAGGCAAAGACTCTACTGCCAGCTATTATCAAGAAAGCACGTAACGAAGCATTGAAAGGACTCGGTAAGAGAGTTCGAGATGATGATGAAGATACTGATAAGAAAGATAAACGTGGACCTTTACCTGTTGGAAAAGCACGGAGTCAATCCACCTCCCCTCAAAGTGGAAAGACGGTAAAGGACCAAGCTAGGTCTATCCCAAAAGGGACTAGCACTTTAGACTATTTGATGCGAGATTGAGGACATTAACATGGCACTAGTTGAATCTCAGGTTACTGCACTTGAGCTTGAAAGAGTAATTCCGAAGATTCGGACACTCTTTGAGCGAGATGACAAGTTCTTCGCTAACATTCAGAAGCGGGATGTTGAGAAGATTTCCAACCGTCAGATGCGAGTTCCTCTTGAACTGCGTCCCGGTGGTTCTTTTCAGTATTTCAATCCTGATGGCGGAGATTTGGGTCGTGGCGGTGGGCCGTCGTTTGATAAGGCGGTTCTTAGCTGCGTATTCGTTTCCGAGAACATCGAATACACCAAGCTGGCACAGTGGGCTACCGATGATGATAGGAAGTCTATTGTCAACGGTGTTCGTCGTCTTACTGCTACAGCATTGGATGAGCTTCGCCGTCAGCTTGATGCTCAGATGATGCAAGCTGGTAACGGTGTCATTGGCACTGTTACTACTGATACTCCTGCCGGTGGTAGCAACGTTGTTGTTATGACCACTGATGGATTTGGTGCTCGTCTGATGCGTTTTGGTCAGACTGTACAGGTATTCAATTCCACTCTTGCTACTAACAGGGGCAGCGGAGTTATTACCTTCTGGGACGTTGAAAACAAGACTATCAACATCACTCCCCAGATTGCTGGTGTGACTGGTGGTGACTTTATTGTTACCAACGGTATCAGTGCTCCTACTGCATTGCCCGCTCTGTTTGGTGTTCCATATCACCACAGCAATGCTTCCACTGGCACTTGGCTTGGCTTTAGCCGTGCTATCACTCCTGAAATTCGTGCAAATCGAGTGAACGCGGCTTCTGCTGCATTGACATTGCCTCTGCCACGCCTTGCCATTAACAAGATTGGCAATCGTATTGGTATTGACAATGACTTCGCTCCTGCTGCATGGATGCATCCTGCTCAAAAGGCAGCTTATGAGGAAATTGGACAGCTTATGTCCACTATCTTCAAGAAGCCGTCTGATGAGAGCTTGAATGTTTACTTTGATGGGATGCAGATGGCTGGTGCTCCTGTTAAGTGCTCATTCAATTGGGATAAAACCCGTATTGATTTCGTTACTGATTCTGTGTGGGGTCGTGGTGAAATTCTCCCACTTGGATTCTATACTACTGATGGCCGTAACATCTTTGAAATCCGTGGAGCTTCCGGTGGTGTCGCTACTGCCGAAATCTTCTACATGGTTATTGGCACTCAGACGTTTGTTAACAACCCTGCTGGCTGTTCATTCATTGACACGCTAGCCGTTCCATCGGGGTACTAACATGGCAGCTACAATTACGGTTACTGGAACTGCCGGAGCTGGTCTTACTGTGACCTCTGCGGTATTCAACAATATCACCTCTTTTACTATTGATGCGGTGAATAACCTCATCACTATGTTTCAGGGTGGTACTGCACTGCCAGCTATCAGTATTAACGCTGCTACCACAGTGACTGCCACTAAGGCTGCTGCTGTTTGGACTCTGACAATTAGCTAACATTGGAATCTAGGAGGGTGGAGGAATGATTCCAGGTCTTACAACAAAGCTATCGGAGACTAACGTAGCAGCGGCTGCTTCTATCTTTGCAAAATCAGATATCGTTCGCGTGACTGACACTACTAGCACTACGGTACTAACTACTATTGTACCGGGTGCTGCTGGTTTTAGTCAGGTCTGCTTCTTGCAGAATAAGAGCGGCGCTTCTATCACTATTGTTACCACTGGAAATGTGGTTGGCTCTGGCACATTTACAGTTCTTAACAATAGAATGGCTGTACTTGTGTTCAGCAAGCTCGAACAGAAGTGGTCAGTTTGTCAGGATACGTAGTCTAAGGAGAAGAAATGCCGGACCTAAATTTTCAAGACATTTCGACTGTTCAGGGTCTTGGTCAGCCAAAGCCGGTAACATTTACGGCTGCGGCTACTATTGCACCTAGTACGTTTCTCACTATTCTTTCTGGTAACACAGCGGTGAGCACCATTACACCTCCTGTTACCGGAACGCATATGTTGTGCATCGTTCCAGGTACTACTACTGGATTCACAACTGGTGGAAACGTTGTTGGTGGAACTACTACTGTTGCAAGCCGAGCGTGCTTGCTTGTATTTAACCCACTTACTGCTGCCTACACTGTGGTTACTGGAGCCACTGGTTAAATCCTAGTTACTTGCCCAGTAACAGGTAGTCGGGCTGCGCATGACTCTAATCACGCAGATTTAATTATATGGCAAAAGTTTTAGTTGGTGTTCCTACAGCCGAAGGTGCAAGACACGCTAATTTCTATGACTATTATAATGCCTTAGATAGACCAGAAGGCACTCTACATATGTTTGCACGAGGCCAATCACCGGCTCGTGGCAGGAATATGATTATCCAGGCTGCAATTGATAATGACTGTACTCACATCTTCTTTCTAGATGATGATGTCATTCCTCAGCCGGATATCATTAACCGATTGCTAGCGCATGATAAAGACGTAGTAACTGGTCTTTATGCTATGCGGGACTTTCCTCATTTTCCAGTAGCATTTGATAAGAGGTTTCCCAACGGATTTAACAGGCATGTCCATCTTAACGGAGATGTTGACGGTCTGGTAGAAATTACTAACTGTGGATTGGGATGCGTTCTCATTAAGATGGACGTATTCAATAAGGTTCCTAAGCCTTGGATTACACTTGGCGAACTGGAATCTGATGGTTGGTGTGATGACATTGCATTCTTCAATAAGGTTGGAGATGCAGGCATCAAGATGTACTGCGATACCAACGTACTTGTTGACCATATGATGACGGTCAATGTTGGATATCGTAAAGTTGATGGTGTTTGGGCTATCAATTACGATGTTAGAGGTAAAGGTAATTGTCAATTTCCTATCTCCTATCCAGCCGCTGACGTTGATATGGCGAAGCGGATTGAAGGATGGATGTCAGATAAGGAATTGGAGTTTCTTGGCATTGTAGCTAAGAATCACGAGTACCTATTTGAGGTTGGTTCTTATAAAGGTAAGTCAGCTAGAGTTATGGCTGACAATACTAAAGGTAAACTTATCTGCATTGATACCTGGAATTCAATTGTTCACTCTAATGATGGTAGGGTAATTTACAAGACTAGTGATGACACCTACGCCGATTTTGAGAAGAATCTAAAAGAGCATATTGATAGTGGTAAAGTAATTCCATATAGAATGGATTATCAGAAGTATGTGCCTAACGGTTTCCAGCCCGATTTTATTTTTATTGATGCAGCACATGATTATGAGTCAGTAAAACTTGATATTGAGAAATCAATGTCAATGAACCCTAAAATCATAGCGGGTCACGACTATGATTCAAAGGTGTGGCCTGGTGTTGTTAAGGCTGTGGATGAAAGATTCGGCGAAGTTAACCACGTTGACACAATTTGGTGGAAAGAAAATGACTGATTACACTCACAATCCATTGGACGACGAGAAGAAGGTTTCCAATCCTCCGTATGTTCCACCTTTTGCAGAACCAGCAAAGGAACCCGAACTCAAGAGTGGAGAGATTGAACCTTTGCATGTTACTGAGGCTAAAGCTGCTGCTGAACGACTTGCTGCACCACCGGCTGCACCTGTTGTTCATAAGGAAGTATTGCTTACTCCTAAGCAGCACAAGCTTAAGGAACTCAAGGATGCATTGCTAGCGGACATCCAAGAGATTCTTAAAGACCACGGTGGTATCGAATCCAATATCGGTATTGGACATCCATACTGGGATATGCAGAATCGTCTTCGGAGCATGTAATGGAAATTCCGGAAGAAATAGAATCAATTAACCGAAGATTAGTTGACCACTTTGGTTTAGATACTTCTACCAACCAGCCGATTTGGCGTGTTGTGTGGAGTGAAGACCAATTTGAGCATCGTCTCGGTACTTATGACGACTTTGTTCCTAACACTGAGATATACCTGAGAACAGTTACTGAAGTTAGATACGTTCCTAAGTACAGTCAGTGGTTGCCAAATGTTTATGTTCTTGAACGGCTCGTTGTTGTTCCAGATAATAACATTCCAGAATTGCCGGCAACGAAACTGTCTTATGAACCGATTTATGCATTCAGAACTACCTCTGGTATTCCATTGCCGCCGAAATTTGCAGCGGCTAAGTTTGCCATCGATTTGATTTATGCTGCTCAAGGTAAGAGTTCAGTAGCTAAGTATAAAGACCCAGATGCAGGTCTAGATACAGAACAGCAATTTGAGAAGAAAATTGAGGAAATCGATACTCTTCAAAAAGAACTGTTCGGCAATGAATCATATGTTGGTGATGCTCTGGCTCACAAACAAGCTGTTATCGTTCCACGTAACTTTGAAAAACAGGTGAAATAATGGGTGTTGTTGGACAGTTTCCATTGATGTCGGATTTGAAGCGCAGAACTATTCGCGCTCCTGTGAATCCTCTGGATGTATGCTCTGTTGTTTCTATTTATCCAAAGCATATTCCACCTGAGATTAAACCGACTCTTACACCTGGTGTATTTCAGATTCCATACGGTACTTATGAGAAGCCTGGAGTGCTGGTCGTTGGTCCTAGCTCGTGGTGGAAAGAGCTGGATGAAAATCAGCCGCTTTTGGAAATCCCTGCATCATCTGTACAGATTGCTGAGTCAATTGTAAAAGATTGGGCTAACGGCATTTACGGATGCGACATGGGCGAGAACATGCCTGGATTGTTCTTTGTTCCTGGTTGTAAGCATGATAAGCATGGTGAGCCGGATGTGCCACTTACTATTGAATGGGTTCAGAAAGAGAAGAAACATCTTCTTGATGAAGCCAATCGTAAGCAGCGCAATTGGTTCCAGTGGCTTGTGAAAGCTGCTGATACTTCTTGGGCTAGGTCAAACGGTAGTCCACTTGCTATCAGTGATGATATGCGAATGGCTGCTCGTGAATTGAATCTTATTCAAAAGGAATGGTTGGCTGACGCTGAGGTTGTTGACCTTGTTCGTTGCAAAGCTTGTGGGCATCTCAAGAATCCAGCTTATCCAATCTGCCCGAATTGCAAATCTATTGATGACCCGGCTAAAGCTTTGATGCTTGGCCTGAAGTTCGCACAGTAAATGTCTACTTCATCATATACCGCTGCCGATGTAATGGATAAAGCTGCGGCTTTGATGAATGACGCAGCTAAAACATCTTATACTTATGCGGCTATGCAACCATACCTGAATATGGCTCTTGATGAACTTCAAGAGTCATTTCAGTTGAATAATATTCCAATTTACAATGCTACTTCTGCTGCTATCGTTGTTCCAATTGGTACTGTGGCTATCAATGCTGTTGATGGTCCTGGTGTAGGTTCTGCACCTTTACTTCCGTCTGATATAGTAGAAATTCAAGGACTGTATGAACGACTCAGCGGAAGCCAAGACCCTTATATTCCAATGGTTCAACGAGAGTTCTTACCCCATGCATTGGATAATCTTCCTACTGAAGCCTTACAGTATTGGGTTTATCAGGGTCAACGAATCCTATTTATTGGTGCATTAACCATCAGAGATGTAAAGATTGACTACCTCAAAGCAATCGTTACGACTGATGCTACTTCTGCCACCGTTATTGGTGTTATTGATGCTAAATCGTTTTTGTATTATAGAACGGCTGCGCTCTGTACTCAGTTCATTGGTGAGAATGCAACCAGAGCTGAAGCATTGAACAGTAACGCTATTATGTCACTGGACAGAGTTACTGGCATTGGCGTTAAAGGCAAGCAATCCATTCAAACGAGACGTAGACCATTCATGAGTGCTTACAAGCGTAGGAGCTTCACGTAATGAGTCGCGACCATAATCCTGTAGTAATTGAAGACTTCAATGGTTGGTGGAGTCGTGGAGATGCTGAATCTTGTCCGCTAGACCACTTTAGTCAGGCTGACAATATTCAGTATTTCTACTCAGGATTTGAGACTCGTGATGCAATAAATGTATATCAAACTGGTGGTCCCACGCTAACAAATGTTGCTAGGATTCATCCATATATTATGCAGACTCAGCATTCTTTGCTGGTTCTGAATACATCAGGAGATATTTATCATATTAAGAGTCCAAGTGTTACAGTTGGACCAATTCTATCAATTCCAGCAATGAAAGATTTCAACGTTGCATCAATTGATGGAAGAGCTTATATCACTCCATTCTTTACTGATGTGGATGGATATGAAAAAGGATTAATGAATGATTTCCTTTATGTATACAAGGGCGATGGAACAGCCGCTCGTAAAGCCGCTGGTAATCCACCTACAGGAACGCCATTAATTGCTACGTTTGGCTCAGCCGGATTTGCTGATTTAGGATTTCATCTTTTTGCAGTTGTCTATGAAACCGATACTGGTTATCTTACTGCCCTTGGACCAGCGGTATTTGCATCTGCTACAGCTTCAGATACTACTCACGGTTATCACATTAGTAACGTCCCTGTATCTCCTGACTCTTTTGTTGTTAAGCGCCATATTTTGGCTACTAAAGCTATTACGAATTATGATGGCAACCAAGATGGGTTTATTTTTTATTCTATTCCTAATGGTATTATTAACGATAATGTTAGTACGACAATAGATGTCAGCTTCTTCGACATCGATTTACTTGAAGAACAAAGCCATTTAATTGATAATTTCTCACAGATTCCGGCTGGAGTTGGAATTACTACATATCACGGTAGATTGATTCTCACAACTACGTTTACTGATATCTCAGTTGCTTACGGTTCTGCGGCTGGAGAACCTGAAGCTATTAACCAAGTTGATGGAGTAATGATTGTTCCTCTCGATGGTAGACCACTTACCAATTGTCAAGAATATAGAGATGTTCTCTATTTGTTTAAGGCTAGTTCAACTGTAGGATATTCAGACAATCAGGATGACCCTGCTACATGGGCATCATTCAAGGTTGATGAAGCTATTGGCTGTCCTTGTCACGGAATTGCTACAGTTCTAGATTCGGGTGGAGTTAACGTAGACTACCTATTGATTGCAGATTTATCTGGATTAATGATTTTCAATGGCTCATACGCTACATTGCCACTGTCATACAACATTGAGAATTACTGGTTTGATATGCCAAAAGATGATTTTGAATTTATTCAGATAGTATGTGATTCACTTGGTAAGAAGATTTGGATGACACTTCCATCTCCAAGGAATCACATTCTTCTTATTGATTATAATGAAGGACTAACTAAAGAAACTGTTAAATGGGCTAGATGGATATTTGATGCCAATATTAGCTCACTTTGCCTCACAAACATTAACCAACTTATCGTTGGTGCTTTGAGTACTGTAGTTTAATGGCACCTCCAGCTAATACTACATTCGCAACGGCTGTTACCATTAGCACATTTCCGTTTACTTTCACTCAAAGTGACATTAATGATGCTGGAACAAACTTTAATGTTTTCTATAGATTCATTGCTCCTGTTGGTTCTACTGTAGTTGGGGTTTGGGGATTCTCTGGAAATGTTAGCTCAGGTTATCAACCAACATGTGAACCATTTGATGGTCCTGTAGGTTCCCCTACAAGAATTCTATCTATTGCAGGTCAGAATATTCCAGTTCAATTTCCAGTAGTTCCTGGGAATGAATATTTCTTAGAGTTTATTAAAAATACGAATACGGCTGGTCCAGAACATATTGACATCAGCTTAATAGTTCATCCTGATACTGCTATTGCTGATGGTACTATTGCTGTTCCGGATGATACTGTAGGATTTCCTCTAGCAGTCATGTCACAATCTGTTGACAATACTGCTATTGCATTTGTTCCCGGAATGCCAGCCGGTGAGGGTGGAGATATTACAACTAATGGCATAATGTGCTTGGAGAATAGTGCAAATTCTCGTGTAGACATTTATAATAGGAATTTTGCTTTAGTTGTATCCAGAGCAATATCTGGGAACAGTTTAAGAGTTAGAACTTGCAGGGGTGTTAATAAGTTTTATGTTGGGTCTGATGAAAGTCCACCACATGTTAGAGTAATAACAGAGGCTGGTGTCGTAGGTGGAACCGTATTCGCTCTTTCAGGAACTAATCTTGAAAGCCTAGCTGCTGATAATGCTGAAGCAATTCTATATTATTGTGCTATTGGATTTGGAGTTCCTGTCAAACGGTGGGATTTAGTTAACAACATTGCTTTATCTGATTTAGTGGGTTCTGTAGCTACTTATCAGAGTCCTGATATTCTCGTACTTGCTGATGGCACTATTGTTGTTCTTTATTATAACTCTAGCACTAAAGATGTTCAGGTTAAACAGTATAGTGCTGCTGGTGCTCTACTAAATACTTATCCTCTTGGTGCTCAAACAGGCAGTACCAAACCAAGAATGGGATATGCTATAGATAACCCCAATTCATTTTGGGTGTTTACTCATATTGTTGTTTCTACTAATGGTTCAACAGTAGCTAGAAACATCAAGGCTAGTGATGGTTCTATTCTTACGACAAGAACATGGATGGAGTATGAAGGTGGCGCTTATAATGGTCATCAGACAGCTACTCCATTAGCAAGATTTGGTAATTCATTCTCATGCCCATTCTTTGTCATGATGGGTGGCACTCCTGATTTATCTGGTGTATATTTCATGGATACTACTACTCATGATGCTTATAACACCGCCAACAAAAAAATTCCGAATCCAACGATTAGAACCGCTCTGATTGGTGAATAATGCCTGCAAGTGCTGTACTATCAGGTGGTAGCGGTGGAGAAGTAATTAGCCATTTTTCCGCTGTTAGAATTAGAGTTAATGGTTCTGGTTCATTGCAACTGGCTCTATTTTCACTGGATGATGTGACATCTGTTACATTAGTTCCACTTACAATGGCAGCGGCTACTAGGATTGTTCCAACCAGATTATGTAATTTTCAGGAACATCGAGCCGCTCTCGAAGTGAAAACTACTGGTATTGACGAGAATATGAGGATTAATAGAATTATTGTATTCAGCAGACCTGTCTTTACGGAATGGCCATCTACTGTATATACATAAATGGCTAAGAAAGACTTTGGACAGCCTGATTTCTCTCATCTGTTTGGAATTTTAGCTAACACTAAACTACAGCAGACTAATAATTCTCTATATGAAACTATATTCCTTCTTATTAAAGAAGTTGTACAGTCCAGGGATTCTTTGGTTGTTCAGAACAATAACAATTCTCAGTCCCTAGCTCAACTTCTTGGAGTTACGTATCTTACAGTAAACGATGAAACAGCATTACTTATCAATTCTAGAAAGCTTCTACCAGGAACTAATATAACTTTTAATGATGCAGTACCTGGTCAGAGAACTATCAATGTTGCTGGTGGACCATTTGGTAATCATTACGATAGTCCATTATCAGATGGAGATACCTCAGCGGCTGAGTTGATATATGCTAATGGTGAGTGCATCATTGTTCAAGTTCCAGTATAATGCCACTTAATCCACCACAGGATTTTAGGTCTACCGATAAGACTCATCGTTCTGGTACTATTGCCAATAGACCAGCTCCTGGTGATGTATTAATTGGTACTATTTATTTTTCTACTGATACAGGAACTATTACCAGAAGTGATGGTGCAGCATGGACAGCATTTGGTGGCGGTGGAGCACCAGGACCGGCTGGACCTGCTGGAGTCAATGGTAGTATTGGATTTGATGGTCAAGACGGTGTTGATGGTCAAGATGGTATTACAGTAGTTGGACCAACAGGTCCGCAAGGAACACCCGGAACTGCTGGAATCAATGGAACAAACGGAACTATTGGACCTGCTGGATTTGATGGAAACGATGGAGAAGATGGAATCAGTATTCCAGGTACTACAGGTTCTAGAGGACCTACAGGACTTACAGGACCTGCTGGATTACAAGGACCTCCTGGTCCAACAGGTTTAGATGCTGAAGACCCAGAGATGCCATATGTAATACCTGGTCCAACAGGACCACAAGCAAGTGGCGTTACTGGTACTTACTTAATGTCATCATTTACGATTCCAACTGGAAACTTTAGAATCCAGATTCTTCAGTTGCAGATGACCGGCTCAAATAGAGCTACAATACAGGGAACTGGAAGGCTGAGCCTTCAGAACTAAAATGGCTGATATCCTACTTGATACTGAATCTGCACCCGGTACACCTGCTGCTGGACAGATAGTATGCTTTGGTGACAGTAGTAATAAACAGTGGGCGCAGAAGAATGATGCTGGTATATATCAAGGAGACTTGAATACAGCAGCCGTTGCAACGATTGGTTCACATTCAGCCGACACTTACTATAAAGGCATTCAGTTACCGTCATTCTCTATGCAGCCAGGTATGACCTGGGAATGGGTATTTCCAGTTTCAAAAACAGCCGGTGTCGCTGCTCCGGCGTATACTATTCGTATTGGTGCTGCACAAACCATTGCTGATACAGCAGTATTGACTATAAATGGTCCTGCTCAAACAGCAGTTGTTGACCAAGGTATTGTTCGCATCATTGTAGTTTGCCGTAGCGTTAGCGGTGCTGGTGTATTGCAGGGAGCTGTGTGGCTACAACATAATCTTCAAATTACAGGATTAGCTAATACTCCAGCCGGTATGGCTATCAACGAGGGAACATCAGCCGGATTTGCTAACAATGCTCTTGGAGGTCAGTTCATTGGATTGTCTGTAAATCCTGGTGCTTCTGCTGCGTGGGTAGTTAACCTAGTTTCGCTCAAATGTTGGTATTAGAATTAGGAGATTAGAATGGCTCGTACACCAAAGCGACTTGTTGGACCGGCTCTTATCGCTACTGGTCCAACGACTGTTTATACTGTTCCAGCACTTACGAAGACTATTATCAGACAGATTCATTTGTCGAATCCATCTGGTTCACCAGTGACATTCACCTTATCGATTGGTGCTGATGCTGCTGGTACTAGACTTTGGTCTACCTATTCAATTCCAGCCGCTGCTGCCGGAGTTTCTGATTCTGTACGTGATATCTTCATGTATGAAATCATGGATGCTGCTGAAATTCTCACTATTTCAGCCGGTACTAACAACATTCTCAATATCACCGTTTCTGGCGATGAAATTACGCTTGGATAATGGCTTCAAGATTACAAGATGTTATACAGAGAGGGTTGTCGGCTGCTAGACCATTAGCTACAGCCGTCGCACCCGGAACTCTGTATTATTCAAGTGACTTATCTATTACTGAAAGGTCTGATGGTACTACCTGGCAGACCTATACTGATGGTGGAGGCGGCGCCGGTTCTACATCTGTAGCTAAACTAGCAGCTCCATTTGTAGTTGAAGCAGAAGAAGTTGTATATGAGCCACCATTACCATTCCCTGGACCTCCGGGGCCAGCAGGCTCAATTACAACTGCGCAAAGAACACATCAGATTGGTATTACAGTAGATGGTGCTGGTTCAGCAATTTCTACAGGAACTAAAGGATATAAATCGTTTCCAGTAGCAGGTGTGATTACTAGGGTTAGGTTGTTAGCTGACCAAGTAGGTTCGGCTGTTGTTGATATCTGGAAGGATACATTTGCTGCTTATCCGCCAACAGTTGCTGATACTATTACTGCTGCTGCTAAACCTACGCTTACGGCTGCTGACCACTCAGAAGATACAGGATTAGCTGGTTGGACAACAGCAGTAGCGGCTGGAGATGTATTTGGATTCCATGTTGATTCTGCTGCTACAATTCAGAGACTGACTCTTGAATTGACTATAGTTGTAACCTAATGGCTATTGCATTTGTCAACGGAAATGCTGGATTCAGTGCTGGTTCAACTGGTACTGTTGCGTCAGCAGCATTTGTCTTAACTGCTGGCAATACTGTAATAGTTGGTATCAGAAATGGCAATGATACTATTCCAGTATTGTCAGTGGCTGATACAGCAGGTAATGTATATAGATTTGCTGGTAAGACTAAAGTAGCATCTCAAACTAATGCTGAGCTTTGGTATTGTACTAATTGTCTTGGTAACGCTACAAATGTTGTTACTGCAACACTCTCAGGTGCCGATGCTTCGAGAGGAATAGCATTAGTTCAATTTAGCGGATTGGCTACTGTAAGCCCATTGGATGTTTTGGAGAATGATTTCAAGGCATCCGGAGCTGATATCTTATCTACCGCATGGACTACAGGAGTAGCTAACTCAGTTGTAATAGCATTCTGTAATATTGCTAACACTGGTACTGCTTGGACTGTTCCTGCTGGATACACTCAGGGATGTCAGGATGCTAGCAATGTCACACAAATGATTTATCAGATATTCTCTAGCATACAAACAGCTCAAACTGTAACTGGTAAGAATACTGATGCATCGGCTAAAACTCTTATAACTTCAAGTTTCCATGTAACAATTAGCGGTGGTGGAGGCGGAGAAACATCTTCTGTATTCTAATGAGTATAAGACCAATGGAAGATAGGGATTTGGCAACTGTAAAGGAAATCCACGATAAGTATTTCAGCGATGAATTTGGATTTCCTAACTTCAATAACAACATTTTGTGCAAGTTTGTTATTGAGGGTGATGACGGTCAAATCAAATGCGCTACCGGAGTTCGTGTTATTGCTGAAATGGTAAGTATCACCGACCAGGCAATAACGGCCAGAGAAAAAAGAGAGATTCTATTACAAGCCTTGAGCACATCTGCATACATGGCTAATAAGAACGGATTCAATCAATTACATGCCTTCGTCCAAGGTTACACTTGGAATGACATACTCAAGAAAGTCGGCTTTAGAGATTGTAAAGGCAATGCTCTAGTAATTGATTGCAGGTGACATTATGGCAAAAGGCGATGATGAGAAAGTTGCTGCCGGAATCAAACAGCAATCTGGAATTCAGCAACAGAATGCCCAAGTTCAGACTGATAGAACTAATCAAGCTAATGATGCTTTCTACGGTAGTCCACAACAGCAAGCTGCTGTAAGTGGTAATAATTCTACTGCTCAACCTCAAGGTCAAACTCAAGCTAGTGGTGGGCAGCCACCTGCTTATGACCCGAAGGATGAGAAATCTGTTGATGCTTATCTAGACTATATGGGTCAACAGCCGGGTGTTAAGAATGATAGAGCTTATTGGAAAGGTAAAATGATGGCGGATACCAATGCAGGTGGATTGGGTCCGGATGCTAATTATGTTAAAGGTAAAATGATGACACCTGAAGGTGCGCCTGCTGGTAGTAATGGCAGTCCACAACAAGGTGGTGCTCTTGGTACAGCAATGGGTCAGCAAGGCGATATAATGAGCCGTGCTACCAATTTTGCTGATACTGGTGGATTTAGTCCAGCAGATTTAGCTAATATCCGTGCTCGTGCTGTATCTCCTGTTAGAGCTGTATATGCCAATGCAATGGCTAACTTGAATAGGCAACGTGCTATTCAGGGTGGCTATTCACCTGGCTTTAGTACGGCTACTGGTAGAATGGCTAGAGAACAAGGTCAAGCTACTGCTGATGCTGGTACTAATGCTGAATCTAGCATTGCTCAAATGGTGCAGCAAGGTAAGCTAGG